CTTAGAACACAAACGTAAGCTTCAAAACAAAAAGTAGAGAAAGGGGCGAAGCCCCGACCTCTACTTGATAGTGTACCATCATTTGCCGTGAAAAGCAATGAGTGAAGAAACTGGATTGATAATCCTAGCAGGATTTGTGATTGTATCTTTTACTATTCGTCAGATAGTGAAGTACCGATGTGATAAAAAAGATAAGGAGTAGGAAGGAGATATCATGGAATCATTGATAATTTCAATTTTAACATCTTTGATTGTGACATCTACTATGATGCATTACCACATTTATAAAGTAAATGAACTATACAAAAAATATATGGATTTTGAAAAATCAAGTGTAGAAGAATTTGCTAAATCAATTACAAGCAGACTTTCAAAAAATTCTTCCCAAGGGGAGTAATAGTAAAGCTTGTTTTTTCTAAAGTGCATTCTGGATATAACGCTAAAATATTTTTCACATCCTGATTGTTACGAATAACTTCATAATCATTATCGTTTGAATTCCAAATATCGGTATTTAAGTTTACAAGACCTAGTCTTTCTAAATTCGTGAGTGAAGCTGAGAATTTATCTAAACCTTCAGTACCTGTAATGAAGTATATAATTGGAAGGATTACGTTATATCCTTGTTCTTTTTTAATAATCATCCTCATGGTAGGAATCGGATAACTTTCGTGATAATTCTTAGTTTTTAGATGTTTAAGAACGTTAGCGTCAGTTACATCTAGTTGCTTGACAATTTCAACAAAAGATGGGTGGAGTATTTTATTTTTTCTGTTATCTAGAGAACCGGACAATATTTTGGCAAACATTGAACGTAACTCTTCTTCTTCAATGTAATACCTAGACGCTTCTAGGGCAGGACCTAATATTTTGAGCGATGGTTCTTGGATATTTTCTGGTGGGATAGTTGCCACTTGTTGAAGTGTACTATTTTTGAGATTTTCAACATCGATTTCGTTTTTTGTACGCAATAATGCTGCTTGAGAAGAGATGTCGTGTCCATAATTGATATACCACCAATCTTGCAGTGTTTTAATAGGTCCAGCAAACACACCGGATGAAGTGGCTCCACCTAAAAAACCTGTAACAAGAGGAAGAAAGTCTTTAAATTGGTTTAGATCCATAATTATTATTTCTTTCTATTGGAATTTTGACTAAAACGGGAGAGGTCTTAGTCAAGAATGATTATAGCATAATCTAAATTAAATAACAATATGTAGTGTTTTTATATGTTTGAAACACAATATATTGGGAAAGGAACAATGTATGTGGAAGAAGTTTAAGCATTTGTTGATTGAAAAAAGGATGACACAGAAGGCATTAGCTGAAAAAGCTGGTATCAGTCCAAATACAATCAGAAATATCAAAACCGAGCGTATTTCTTTTAAGAATATGTGCAAAATCGCTGATGCACTGGAAGTCAGCTTGGATGAATTTAGATAAGGAGGTAGGAATGTGCCGAAAATGACATTAAGAGCAATAAGAACAAATTATAACTTATCTGCAAAAGAAGTTGCAAATAAACTGAACATTCATCAACAAACACTGTTGAAGTATGAGCATGATAGTTCAAAAATTCCAATGGATCTTTTAGACAAACTTGCTCGACTATACAATGTCGAAAAGGATTTTATTTTTTTAGGCAAAAAATACGAATTAAATCATAGTCTGGGAGAAGTATGAATGAACAAGCGAGAGTTACAGAAAGGGGCTTAAATATGAGGTATGCAGTACATAATCAGGAATACCAACGAGAACTACACTCAACTGAACAACCACTCAGCTCAAAACTCAAATCTGAGCTTACAAGCTAAAGGGTTGCTATTGGTACTGATGTCTAATAAGGATACATGGCGCCCTTACATTGATGAGCTTTCTAAACGCTCCAGGAATGGTCGTGACGCTCACAGGGCAGCTTTTGATGAGCTAAAAGAGGCTGGTTATATTCGTATCTATCGCAAGAGCTTTGGTCGTGGTAAAGGTATTCAGAATTTTCCTTTAGTTCAAGATGTACCAATTTCAGATAGTTATTGGGAGTATTGGGTAAGCAATCTTGAAAAAGAGTTATCCACAGAACAGTAAAAGGGTTCATTTACAACTTACTGATTTTACAAAGTTGAAAAGTTCAAAAGTTGAATTTTACAAAGTTGAAAAGTTCAAAAGTTGAAAAATCCGACACTAATAATAACTAATAAATAATAATAACTAATTTAATAATAATCTAAGCCTAACGGCACTAACTTAGTAATAAATACTAACTTACAACAAACTAATACTTCTCCTAATAAATTAAAAGAGAGGGTAGAAAAATAAATACAAAGGAGAGACGAAATGAGACCAAGACGATATCCGTATAGTTTCAAACCAAATCTGATGAACATTTTAGATAGTCGCTTTTATACACGGCTAATTGTTGAAACAGAGGATGGAGAGAAAAAAATAGCAGAAGTCACACTAGATGATGTAACTTCTGCTACAGGATATGTTGTAAGGCTAAGACCAAATTATGACTAGCCTTTGGGTGGGAATGGATCTTTACCGTGGCTGTCACGGCTTTGAATTTTCCCATCTTTACCATGAATGATTAGTTCGGAATCTTGATTTCGTGAAATCTGTCTAGCAATATTTGTAGCTTCTCTCTTTGTAGAAGTATGAACAGTCGCTCTTGAATTGCCAGCACCTTTCACGTTCCAACCGCCATTCTTAGCAGGGACAACATGCTGATTTTTACCCATGATTAAATCTCCTTTCTATTGGAATTTTGACTAAAACGTGAGAGGTCTTAGTCAAGATATATTATAACTCAAATATATTTGATTGTCAACATATTGTACATGAAAGGATTAAATGTGCTTGAAAAACACAACATATGGTATTTTTGATGTGGAATAAAATTGAAAAACAATTAAAAATAAAAGGCTGGTCGATGTACAGATTAGCCAAAGAATCAAATGTCCATCCATCTAATTTATCTAACCTAAAGGCTGGAAGGATGAAAGAAATGTCGTGGACGAATATGTGCAAAGTCGCTGATGCGTTAGGTATCAGCATAGATGAACTAAGATAAAACAAAAAGCCCCTCTGGAACGGCAATTCCATTGAGGGACTAAGCAAAATACTTTACGAGGTAATTATATCATGAAAACAGTAAAAAAGGAATGGAAACCAAGAATTATAAACATTATGGCAGATGGTTCTCAAGTTGACGATTTGACAGGCTATGTCATCCCTGCCGGCCATTCATATTATGACATCATTCTAGGAATGCACAATCGAGAGTTACAGAAAGGTGCTTAAAGGAGAAAAACAATGATTGACAAAGACCAAATTATCAAAGCGCAACATGAAAAAATTGAACGCATTGAACAGCTACAAGAGAAGCTACATAAATTATCCATGCTTGGGTTGCTAACTGCAAAACTTTTAGGGCTACCTAATGAGTTAGAAAATCCATTGAAAGTAACCCACGACATCTCACATGTCATCAAAGACGTATTAAATGGCATGGATCCAGAACGAGCGATTAAAGAGAATTTGACAGAAGCAGACGAGGAGGAAGAATAATGTTTGAACCACCATTAGTTAACCAGCTTTTAGGAACTGGCGCTTTGATTTTGGGATTTATTAGCGCAGGGATTCTAGCTCATCAGTTAGAAAAACAAAAAGAGGAAGAAAGACGACTGCAAGAAGAATATGACACGCAAGTGATTAGAACTTGTAATGAAATTCTTGAAATGGGACGTGAGATTGAAAGAGAACAAATCCGCAAGAATATCCGTCGGGAGTTCAAAGGTTTTACGTTTGATAACGAACCGCCTGTGGGCTTGCGCCCTGAGCCTCTAGCCTTGCCAGAACCACGAAGAGCACGCTGTGCAAAGTATTTGGGATAGAGCAAAGGAGACGCAATGACTAGAATTGAACTTGAAAACCGTGTGTGGCTTTTGGCCAATCATGAAGAAAAAAACGAATTGCTGGACCTTGGGCTAACATCCAAGGCCAGATATGTGAAACGAGTTCTGGAACTTGGAAAGGTGTATGCTCATGTTTGATTATGACAGAGATATAATGCAACGGCCTGAGGAGCAAGAAGAACTAGATCCGAGCGAGTACATCTATGTTGGATGTGGGCAGTATCGATACGTGGGTGATGAAGTATGATTCAGGAACTACACAAAGAAATCGACAACTGGCGAGCTGAATATATTCATCTTGGCCGAGAGCTCGGGGAAATCATCAACGACCAACAAAATATTATTTTGAAATTACAAAACGAAAATAGACGTATAAAACGTGAAAATTGGAATTTGAAGAAGACGAAAGGAAGAAAGAAATGACAAACGAACTGA